CCCGACCCCGACCGCGACCACGACCGCGACCACGACCCCGACCGCGACCCCGACCGCGACCACGACCACGACCGCCGATATAATTTTTTCCTGGTAAGCACGGCGCTACTTCAATTCGCCAAAGCTCTCGATGCTCGCAATCGTAACGTACCAATCCTTCGGCAGATTTTGGGCGTCTTTCCAGTCCTCGTTGCTAAACGCGCCGGTTTCATAGACCACGGCGGCACCCGACAACTTGACGCACGAGTCATTCACGCCAACGAGAGTGCCGGTGTAAATGTAAACCCCGCAAAACAGGGTAACGCGCTTGCCCATCAGGGAAAGCAGCCCCTCATTCTCAACTTCTTTCATCATGATTTTCATTTGTTTTGTCCTCTTTTGTTTCTAAAAAAATCCGCCGCTACCACGGTAAATCATCGTCCATTGGGTCGCCTGGGATACGCTTTGCAGGGTCGTAAGGCTCCAGCGGTGCGTAGGCCATTGCACTCAAGTCCTTCGCGTTCCTGCGCTTGCGTGGCGTGACCTTCTCGATCCTCGCGCCTGGGGACGCGGCCTTGATCTCTGCGATCTGCGGCGACTCAATAACATCCTGCGGTGCTATCTCTAGCTCACGGCTGGTCAGGTAAGCCTGACCGTTCCTAAAGGTCTTGCCTCCTGGCATCTCGTACTCGACCCAGCCCTCGCCAGCATCTACGGCAGCGCCAGTAGGCACCAGCGGCGGGATGAATAAGTGCTGCTCACATGCCCGCTCTTGCTGACTTTTGGTGAGCTTCTTGCTCTCGATGCTAACATTGCAATGCCAAGTGCCGTCTGCGCCTGGTGTGCTGTGACTGCAAGTGCGGCAGTTCACGGTAGCCACCTTCTTTTGATGGCAGTGGGTGTTGAAGTCGCAGAACTTGCAGCCAAAGTATGCCGGGTCTTCACTCAGCTTTGCCGGCGGCTGTGATGCTTTGATGATGCTCTCGGCGCGACCTAGCAGGACGCTGGACGCGCTCTCGTTGTGGTGGACCCACTCCGTGTAAACGTGGTCTGTATCTTTATTGACTGCAAAATACAGGGCGCGTTCTAGCTTCAGAAGGCGCATGTAAATCTGCATCTGCGCGTAATGCTTGGGCTTGCTGTCTGCAACACCCTTAACCTTAACGTCTGCCCATGACTTTGCGTTATGGGTCTTGATCTCGACAACAGCCCAAGTCTTTGGTGCCTCGGGCAGACCTTGGGCGATGGCATCAACACTGCCGCCAAAGTGGCCTGTCTTGTCCCGGCATTTGATCTGCTGCCCGTCCTGGTGGGTATGCAGTTCAGCGCCTATGCCGCGAAGCTCCTCGAACACGCGGGCCTCCTCGCGGGTGCCGGTGTCAAACAGCCGTAGGATGCGCCCCTCGAACTGAGGGAGCGCGACCCAGCGGAAGGTCTGCCAGAGATAGCGATCACACTCAGAGCCAATAATGCTGGCTCCCAGATGTTCGCGATGAGACTGTGGCTTTGACGCATACCACTTGTATATCTCCACCGTGGTGGTGTTTTGGCGCTCTGGCAGGTTCATGCCTACCGCTCCCAAGGTTTCTTGGCTGCGACGGAAGGCGCTGGCTTAGATGACTTACCGCCGCCCAGCTTTGAGTAGCTTTCGATGCGGTTTCTCGTCTCGTCCTTGCGATCAATGTCTACGCTGACCAAGACCGGGATGTCGTGTAGCTGCTCTGTCTGCTGCATCTTATGCGTCAGACCAACGGCAGCGCACAGGCGATCAAGCTGCTCCTTAGCAATCTCCTCGGCTTTCTTCGAGGGATTGCTGACGTTCAGCCTGTCCCACAAGCGCCTCCCAGCGGCAGGACCGTCAACGACCTGGAAAGTGACTTCAAGGTATTCGCCGGTTCCAGCTTTTGTTTCTTTGATCTTCGTGTCGATCACGATGCACTCGTAATCTCCGCGAGGAAGCGGCTCAAACTTGCTGGTCTGGTTAGGATCACGTTCCTTGGCTTCGCCAATCTCATAATCAAATTGCGGCATCGTTTTATTCCTTCTTGGGTTTGATGGCTTCGGCAAACGCATCCCAATTGAGCGGGATGGACTCAGGTAGCGAGTAGCGGTTCTTTGCCATATACGCGGGGCGCTCAGATGTGAACAACATGCGTTCACCGCTGCTTACGCCGCGAGATACAGTCTTGTTAAAACCAACGTCTGACTGCTTGACGATGGTCTTATAGTTCGCAAACAACACGGCATCTGCCCATTCGCGGATCAGGCTTCCGCTGCGCTCCTGTAGCTTGGGCTGATACCTGTCGTAAGGCTCAGTCTCTGGGCTATCAAAACGCTTAATCATTGTGTGCGCGATCAGGATCACGTTCATGCCATGCTTGGTTCGCAAGGCATCGAACGCCGTGACGATGGTGCGCCACTTGTCTGCGGCGATATATGCGCCCTTGCCATATGCCAAATCCTTGGCATCGTGCTTGGCTTCCATCTCCTGCCAGATCATAGCCTCCAGCCAATCGAGGCTGTCTAACACGACTGTCTTGTAGTCGTGCTTCTCCTCGTAAAGCGTGGTAATTGCAGCCATCACGCTGGCGACAGTCTTTGCCAGCGGAAAATGCTCAACATCAAGAGAGCCTAGCCCGTCCTCCGTCAGGATAAAGATTGGCTTAGGTGAGTATGCCGCAAAACTGGACTTACCAATTCCTTCGACCCCAAAAAGCATAATACGAGGCGCAAGCGTAGCCTCGTTTCTACTAATAGATTTAAGATCAAACGCCATCTGACACCTCTATCTGGACATATACTTTTGCGGGTTTTACAGTGATAGCTGTTGCGATGTGACGCCACAGGTCAGGGCGCTCTGCTCTGATCTGACGCAGCACAGGCTCGTCCTGCTCGATCTTGATCTTGATCGGGCGCATAGGCTCGGGCCATGCCATCGTAAGTGCTTGAAGCGCAGCAACGTCAGACTTGAATGTGATCTTGCCAGTCGTGCTGATGCGCGTTGAGTTGGAAATGGGCGTGGTGGTCTTGCCCTCTTCTTTTGCTGGTAGGAGTTTAAGTATCTCCTCCTCTGTCTCTAGTCTCCTGGCGTTCGCCGCCGTCTCATCTGCCTTGGCTTGCAGCCAGGTGGCAGCTAGTTCTTGTATCGTGGGCATCGTTTGTCCTTTCTGAGTTTGATAGCGCGAGCGTTGTAAAGGGCTGTATAGTTTTTTGCAACATGAATATGATGTTGCGTTTGCAGAAACACCTTGGCATGATGCGCCCCCCACAGGCAAGAGGCAAAAAATGCCGTTCGTATTCAGAACTAAAAATAAATGCAACCCCGCTTATCGCGTGATCTCTGCGCTTGGCGGCGTCAGGCCAACATCCCGAATCGTAGATGTTAGCCCTAGTGCCGTATCGCGGTGGATGATGCCGGCGGCAAAGGGTGGGACGGGCGGGCGTATCCCACAGCGGCATTGGCAGACGATCATCAACCATGCCAACAAAAACAAGCTGAATATCAAACTAACTGATTTATCTGACGCACGTTAGAGCTAGGGGATTGGCGTGGAGAATAGCGAATTTCTCAGCTTGCTTGCGGGCAAGCTCGATGGTGAGCAGTATTTGTGGGTGTGCAGCTACGCTGGTGATCCTAACAGTCCTGCGGCTGCGTGGGACGGCAGAGCGTATCACGGCAAGCCAGCGCAAGCGCAGACGATAGACCGCTGCCGCGACCAGAACACCTATGTCTCAACTGCCGTATTATCAGGGCTAGACGATCAGGCGCGGTTTCGGCGCAGCAAGCTGACATTCTTGCGGCTGGCGGTGCTGGTCGCTGACGATGCCGACCCTGCCGATCTGTTAGGCCAGGTTAGCTATGTGATTGAGACTAGTCCCGGCAAGCGTCAGATCGGCGTCTGGCTGGATGCTGATGACCCAGACTGTGTAAACGGTGCGCTGATTGACGCGGTGATGGGCGAGATGTCGGCGGCGGGCTTCATGGCTAAAGCTGACATATCTGGCAACAACCGGGTGCGCTATGTGCGGTTGCCTGTCGGCAGCAACCTAAAGCCCCGCGACAGCGGGCCGTGGGCGGTGCGTCTGGAGCAGAGCAACCCAGAGGCGCGGTATAGCCTAGCTGACGCCTGTGCCGTGTTCGGCATAGACCTGGAGCGGGTTCGCGCCAGCATGTCTTCTCCCAAGGTCAGGCAGCACAACGAGAGCGGTTCCGACCATGCAAGCCTTATCGCGCTGTTGACGGCTGATGATGTGGATGATCGGTCTTACCATGACCCGCTGCTCAAGCTAACGGGCAAGCTGGTCGCGGGCGGGCTGAACCCCGGCGCGGTAGTCGAGCATGTTCGTGGTATAATGATGGCACATAGGCCAGATACCGAAGCTGAGTTAGCGCGGTGGCGGTCTAGGTATGACGAGATACCCCGCATGGTCGCGGGCGCGGAGCGTCACAAGCAGCGCGTTGATGCTGCGGCAGAGGATGTGATCCCCTCCTCTACTCCTGCGACGGCAGGTCTGCTTTTGACGCTTACGCAGTTAGAAGAGGCTGCGAAGTCGGTGCGCTGGTGCGTCAAGGCGCTGATCCCGGCTGATAGCATGGGCATCCTGTTTGGTGCCAGCGGCACGTTTAAGTCCTTTCTGGCGCTCGATCTTTGCTTGCACTTGGCGCATGACAAATCGTGGTGCGGGCGTAAGACCAATTCCGGCGGCGTGGTCTATGTCGCGGCAGAAGGCGGCGCTGGTATCTCGCGGCGTGTCAGTGCTTGGCATAAACAAAACAAGCGGATGTTGGCGACGAACTTTGCGGTGTGCGTGACGCCACTGCTGCTGACTGTCGAGGAGCGGATTGTTGCGCTGCGCGATGCTATCAGTGCGCTGACCTTTAAACCTAGCCTGATCGTGGTGGATACCTTGTCGCAGACGTTTGCCGGGGACGAGAACAGCGCCAGCGACATTAGCGACTATCTGCGGCTTATCAATTTGCATCTGCGCTCTGCGTTTGGGGCGAGTGTGCTGGTGATCCATCACACGGGACACTCGGCTTCTGAGCGGCCTCGCGGCTCATCTGCCCTGACCGCCAACGTGGACTATCTGCTGGGCGTGTATCGTCCTGATGCGGAGGGTATGTCGGCGCAGTTGGAAGTGCTGAAACAGAAGGACGGCGACAAGCTGCTGGCGCAACACTTCGACATGACCAAGATCGTGCTGGGGCGCGACGAGGACGGCGACGAGGTGAGTAGCCTGGTCGCGGGCTGGTACGATAGCGTGAAGATCATTAAGGACGCGGTGGGCAAGCTGTCGGTCTATGAGCAGATGGTGATCGACGCGCTGGCTGACGGCTTGGTGCTGCAAGAGGATGAACTGCGGGCGCTGTTTGTCGAGGGCAGCGTAGGCACCCAGCGGCAAGCATGGCGCAGGACGATGGACAAGCTGCAACAGCGCCGGCTGATTAAAGCGGCGGGGATTAAGGAGTGGCGCAAGGTTTGATCACTCGCAACTCCGTATACGTATTTGTGAAATGGGAGGGAGGCGATCATTTAATCCTCCTGCTTCTATTCATCCTGCGGTGCCATTCATGCGAACAAGTTTCATCCCGTAATTGTTAATGCCAGACGGCATCACAAGGCCATCGCGGAGTTGTGGGTCGTTATCCTTAAATGCGGAATAGTCCACCTCATGGTGCCATCCATGCTTATCCGCTTGACACCCACAGGTACTTGTCCTAGTGTATGTTGCATTAGTTAACCTTTCGGAGTGTTTGAAATGAAGAAAGCATGCTTATCCGCTTGACACCCACAGGTACTTGTCCTAGTGTATGTTGCATTAGTTAACCTTTCGGAGTGTTTGAAATGAAGAAAGTATCTGTGTCTAATTTGGTTAAGGAGGACGTTCAAATGTTGCTGCGCGCCCTTAGCATCGCCTTTGAAGACGGCAGCATTTATGGAGGCACCGAAGAAGGCGATCTGGAACACGCCTCCATTAACGACCGGGGCGATGTGCTCCAAAACAAGCTTCTCACTGCCCTGCGAAAGACTGGGAAGGGCTAGGTCATGAAGAAGCCCACGCAACAAGATTTCGACACGGCCATCATGTGGCTCGAAAGTAACAACGGTCGGGACGGCGAACAGGAGGCGTGCTTGGCCGTCGCCGGATGGATTGAGCAGAACCAGAAGCGGGCTTTTGAGAAGTCCGAAGCCCGCAGGGCTGGGTGCAGCGTGAAGTACCTGCGTAAGATTATGAGCGAGAGGGCTTAAGCCATGGAATGGTTCACCTGTGACACGGGCAAATGCCTTTACAGCGAGCAGACCATGCGGCGGCTCAAGAGCAATCCGTGCCGGTGCGTGAAGCACGGGGCGTTGCTGACGCACGCCATTCAGGCCCCGACACGAGTTGAGGCCAAGTTGGAATTGGGCCTCTATGTGCGGAAGGGTGATTAGATGGCCCCCGACATCTTCCTTCATGCCGACCTGCCGTTCCCCACGTCCCTGCCACAGTTCCAGCGGCTGTTCCCTGACGACGCGGCATGTGCGGCTTACCTTGAGAAAATCCGTTGGGAGCATGGCTTTACGTGCCCCCACTGCAATACCCAAGGGGAGCCCTTCCGCTTCGCCAACCGGCCCGGAGTCCTGCGGTGCCGCAAGTGCCGCCGGGACATTGCCCTGACGGCGGACACGGTTATGGAACGGACGCGGACCCCGCTGAACGTCTGGTTTTGGGCGGCTTACCTTGTTGCCAGCCACACGGCGGGCATGAGTGCGACCCAATTCCAGCGGCAGCTTGGCCTCAAGCGGTACGAGACTGCTTTCCAAATTCTCCATAAGTTGCGGGCAGGTATGGTCCGCCCTGACGCTGACCGGATCGGACGCAAGGACGGCCACGTCGAGGTTGACGAAACCTGGATCGGTGGGGCGACCCGTGGCGAAGGCCGGGGCGTCCACGACCAGACGCTTGTGGTTGCCGCCGTCGAGGTTCGCCAGCGGGAGGCCAAGGACACCGGAAAGAAGGAACGCCGGGGCGGCAGGATCGCGGGACGCCTCCGCTTGCAGGTTGTCCCGACCCGTGGTGCCAAGTCGCTGGTGGGCTTCGTGGAGGTCGCTGTGGACCCCTGCACGACCATCGTGACGGACGGGTGGAACGGCTACAACTCGCTGACCGCCCGAGGCTATGCCCATATCGCGGCGGCAGAGGCGGGTGACCCTAAGGTGGCCGAGGAATACCTGCCCATCGTCCACCTGATTTTCAGCAACCTGAAGGGCTGGCTTCGCGGCTGTCACCACGGCGTCAGCCCACAGCACCTTCAAGCCTATCTCAACGAGTTCACCTTTCGGTTTAACCGCCGTTTCTATCCGTTCAACGCCTTCCGTTCCTTGCTCGGGATCGGCGGCGAAAGTACGGCCCCGACCTATGCCGAGCTTTACAGCGGAGAATGGCAACATCCTACGGCTAGTGCTCATGGGTGATAACCGGATAAGCATGGTATTTTGATTGTGCCAAATGGACTCATGGCTTGTCCTCCTGCTTTGCCTTGTCGCGTTCGGCTTTCTTCCTCGCTCTGCCGGCGCGGGCGGCTTCCATGTTGGTATTGTTCGCGGCACCTAACTGCCGGTAATACTCGGCATCACCGCGCACCTTGCGGCGTCCACGGCGTAAGCCTCCAAGCGCACCCAGCTTGCTCATGTAGGCGGTTATCTCGATGCGGTCTTGCGGCGTAAGGGTTGCCTCCCATTCAGCGCGGAGGCGGGCTTTTTCTTTGGCAGTGAGATCGTCGTCTTTCATCCGATTATCCTTCGCGGGGTCGTGGCGTTGATGTGGACTGCGATCAGGCGCTGGGCGAGGGTGGGCGGTGCTGGGCGTGTAAACAGGGCGCGGAGGGCGTTAAGTATTTTCATCGCTTATCCGGTTGTTACCCACGGCCACCACCTATAGCTTGGCGATGCTCGCTTGGCGGCGGGTTAGTTTTCCAATTCAATTTCGGCCAAAGGCAAGCCGCTTCAAGGCTCTTACGCTCGCGCCGATTACCCGTCACGATCCAGTATTTTACCTTGGGGTTGCGGCGCACCCGATCTGTAAATCCGTTTCGGAAGGCGTCTCGGCTGTGCTTGCCAGGAGCAACGTAGTCAAACCGTGGCGTCTTGCGTTCCATATCCGTCCATCCGGCATAGTAGAAATTTGCTGCCCGGTAGATGTAGCCCATGTGCCCTGCCGCTGTGTCTGCGTAGCTAAGTACGATCTTGGGCGGCAAAAGAGACAAGGCGCGGGAAACAAACCAGCTTTCCGTATTTCTGGGCATTTCGTCGTGGCACCAGAGGCGGTTTAGTTCAATTACATTCTCCGGTGCGGCCTTACAGGCTCCAATCAGCATATGGTGGCTGGCCGGCGTTCCAAACGTGATGCAGCCCTTGGTGTTGCCGAAGTCGTCTATTAAACCGAAGGCAAAGGAAATCGGCGGCTTGCGGTGCATGTAATGGTGCGCCACTACAAGCGTGACGGCTTCGCGGCGGCTGATAACGGCGACCCTCACAGCCACACCGACCAGCAATGCGCGCCGTCTACGATTTCATGGAAAATCCACTTATCCTCTAATGCACGTTTCATGCGCTTCTCCCACATGGTAACGGCTCGCTTCGCCGCGCCTTCGGTCTTAAAATACCTCTTCTTCTTAGCCATCAATCCCCGGCTCCTGTTGGTGTCAAGCGGATAGGTAATGTATTTTCGTCATTGGTTTTCTCCCATAAGATACCGGCGTTGCCGCATATGCCGCCTTTTTTGCGGGCGTCCTGGGTGGTGGTGTTGGGCGGGACGGTGGGCGCGTGGCACTCGCCGGCAGAGTGCTGGGGCCAGTGCGCGTGACGGCAGTCGAGGCACATTTGTGGCAGGATCATGGCTTTATCTTTGCTCTGAACGCGGCGATAGCTGCGGCGCGGGCCTCGGGCGTGACGGTGGTCCAGTCGAAATCTGGGGGCGGGCGTCCACGGCGGTACTGCACCTGACCCACCTTCCTCGCGGCTTTGTCGGCGGCTTCGGCGGCAGAGGGCGGGTGGGTCGCCATTGTTTTTTTGCTGCGTTTCATAGGCTGTTTTCCGCGTGGGCTATCATTTTATCCCAAAGGCTGTCGCTGGTTTGGGCGATGTCGAACTGGTCGTTAGTCGCCGGCGCTCCATCGACTTCAAGGGCGATGGTTTCGACTGACGCACCTTCTGGCGGCTCACCGCCGTTTGCGTATGACGCGGCGCGCTGTCTGGTGGGGGGCGTGTAGAAGTAGGTCAGCTTTATGTGGCTTTCGGTTTCTTCGGAAAACTCAAAAGTGGTTTCGAGGATGTGGCTGGTTGTTTTGCTCATGGCGTGGCGACCCAGAGCGCGAAGAACAAGAACGCCAGGGCTATGGCTGCGAGGGCGGTGGTGATGTACTGGCGGATCATTTCGCATCCTCCAGCAACTGCACCAACTTATCAGCCATGCGCTGATTAGCCGCCGCACAAGCCGCACCAGCCGCCCGCGCCGCCGCCCGCGCCGCCGCCCGCGCCGCACCAGCCGCATCAGCCGCCGCATCAGCCGCCGCACGATCAACAGACTCACCGCGCATCAGCGGCAGCAGTACGTCAGCGCATTGTTTTATTGCTGCCGTCACTGCCGCATCGTTTACACGCGGCAAGCCATCGGTCAGCAGCCAGTGCAGCCATTGCCAGCCGACACGCGATAAATCCGCGCCGGGGGTAATTGCCGCGCTGAACCGCATAGGCCAGCGCATCGCGTCGGCGTTCGGCAAGCCTTCAAATATTTTATCTTCTAGTTGGGCGAGCATTTGCGGGATGCCAAGGCGGGTTTCATATTCCGCGTGATTGTTAGCATGACCCGCCGCACCCACGCTGTGCAGCGTGCAGCCAACCGCGCAGCCCTTTCCGTTTTCCCAGTATTGGCCTTTTACGAGCCGGTCAGCATTGGCGTGGGCCTGTAGATCAGCCAGCAGCTTCGATTTAATCGCGGGGTCGTTGTGATAGGCGAGCATGGTGGTGGTGTCCTTTTTGTGTTGTTTGAGAGGCTAGAGGGGCGAGCGGGTTGCGTCAAGGGTGGGGTCGAGGGCAGCGTGTAAACGTCGCATGGTCTCGGCTTTGAGCGCGGTGGTGCAGTCGAAGCAGCTTATGACGCGCTTGTGTTCGTCGAGGGTGATCCGCGCACCCTGCGCGAACTGGCGTGAGCAAGAGCAAGTGCCGGCGAAGCGGGCGTTTATGGTGCGGGTCATTGGGTGGCCTGGAGGACGCGGGTGGCTGCGTTGTGGGCGTCGGTGACGGCGGCGAAGAGGGCGTGGAGGGTGGTCTTGGTCATGGTGGCGGGGCCTTTTGTTTGTGTGGTTTGTCGGGTTAGTGAGGGGAAATTATTTGAGCGGCTTGCGCCTGTCAAGCGGGATAATGAGGGTGGGTTTTTGGTGGGGTAGTTTGTAGTCGAAAGCATCGAAATGGGTGCAAGTTAGGGCCGGTTTGATTGGGCTAGATGCAAACGCTTCAAGACGTTGAGGCACGTTGAAGCAAACGTTGAAGCAGTACTTGTGCCCGGTTTTGCTGGGTAAGTGTGCGTTTTGGGGGGTAGTTTCGCCTCGCTCGCTTCAAGGTGGCTTTGATATGCTTGCGCCTGTGTCATTAACCTTTGCTTCAACGGTTGAGGCTGGTGGAGGGTGGTTGAGGCTGTGGGAGGCTAGGGTTTCCGCCGTTTTTTGTGGTGGCGCTTCAATCGTTGAGGCAGTGTTTTTTCGGTGCCCAAACAATGAGGCTTTCTTCCCCCCCCTGTAAGGGGGGAAGCCTCAAGGGTGAAGCGTTTTGGGGAAGGGCTTGGGGACTGGGCAAAGGAAAAGCCCGCTACGGTTTCCCGTGCGGGCCTTTGGGGGGGAGGGGGGTGCCGATCACCACGGATCAGAATTGTCGGCGGGAACGTAAGGCTCTGTAGGCTCATCGCTGTCGCGGTCATCTTCGGGGTGCGGGACGGCGGGGCCGGTGTAATAAGGATTTTGATGCCAGACATCGCGGTCGGTGCAAATCCAAGCCAGATGGGGATGGTTGGCACCGAGATCACATGCGGCAGCGCGATCCCACTCGCTGTCGCTGGTGTATTCAAATCCTGCATCGTCGGGGTGGATCATCTGAGCGGTTCCTATCCAGGTTCAAGAAAAGCCGGTTGGCCTCTCTACGCCCTTATGCCCCGCTGCGGTTTTGACACCGAGCGGGGCTGTTGGGGAGGGGGGGGTGGGGCTTTTAGTATGCCGTGACGTAATACACCGTGCAGGATCTCCCGTCTGGAACACCAAAAGAGGCGTATTGACGCAATTGGTTTGTAAGTGTGGAGCGCGTGGCTTTGTAACCTTGCGCCTTCAATTCCTTGTAACGCGCATTGCGGGCGGCTTTGGCGGCTTCATCAGAAGCGTAAGGAGTAGATCCGAAAAGGGTAGAAAAGCTTTCTTGGATAGACATGGTTTGCTCCGTTTGTGTGGTTTGTGTGTCGCGCATTATATATAGGGCAAGGCGCTTGCGTCTGTAAAGAGGGAAAATGATGGTTGATGCAGATTGTTTAAACGGCTAAATATTAAGCATGAGTGAAGCGGCGCAAGCGAGCCTGGAAACGCAAGCGAGACCTCGCGGAATAGCGGGCGTCCCTCGTCCCTTGCCTCATCGTCGGCAAATAGGCGATTTAAAGGCACATAAGAGCCTTCGCGCTGAGATCGTCGCCGCGTGTGAAGAGGACATGTGCCACCCCGATGGCTTGCGCGGATGGCTCGCCGATATGGCTCAGGGGACGGTATCCCAGCAGGCGATCTTCGCGCAGCTTGTCGCCCGTGTCGTCGGGCCTGAGCCTGTTGCCGGCGCGGGAGCTATCACAATCAACCTCGGCTGGCTCACCGGGCGGGCCGTCGCCGGCAGCGCTCATATCACACTCGAACAGCCGTCGCCCGCTCCCGCCGACGCGGGGGATGGGCCGGGGGATGGGCCGGAGTGATAGGCCATTGGCAAGGCATTGATAAGCCTAGGCTTTCTGCCCGAGTGTGGCGGAGGGTGTCTCCGCCACCGCGTCGGTGCAGTGCGAAACAGACCCCCCACCCCCCCGAAAACGGCAGGGCGGGGGGCCTCAGTGCCGGTACCCCCTCCTCCCCATCCCCAATCCCGTTTTTATTTTTTTCATGAAAAGGCTTACAAAATGCGCCCTCTGCTCACCGTCGCAGCCTTAGTCGCGCTGCTCTGTCCCCCAGTTCACGCGACCACCATTCAGGTCTGCGACGGTGAGTTCGCTCTTTGCGCCGCAAGCCCGACAACCCCCGTCCCAGGCCAGACGATCAACGTCAATGGCACCACATTCCCCCTCGGCACTTCAGTCTGCCCCGTCCTCAAAGGCCCCGCCCTCGCCGACATGGAGCTGATGAACAATTCGTGCGCCAACCCAGGCCCAAACAAAGTCTGGAGCCTCTTCCAGCCCCGCAAGCAATTCCCCCAAGCTCCGACCTGGTCAACGCAGCCCGCCGCGTTTAGGAAGTTCACCACCACCTCGACGCCCACTGGCGGCATGAGCAACATGTTCAGTTTCCCCTGCACAGTCAGGCCAAACCCCATCAACGGCACAAAGCTGGCTGATTGCTATGGCCCGATGAACGAAAGCCCCACAGGAACAGCCGTTCCCGCTGGCACTGAAGTTATGACGCAGAGCCCTGCCGGCGCAGCCAACCCTGTTGGTGGCCCGACCCCGTAAAACACACCCCACACACCCCCCATAAAACATGGACATAAATGACTACATCCCGCGCAAAGTCTTTCTTCCGCTTCACACGCGCAAGAAGCGTTGGGCTGTGGTTATTGCTCACAGAAGGTGCGGCAAGACTGTGGCGATGTGCGCGGATTTGGTCATTGGCGCGATGGAATCAGACTTGCCCAAGCCGCAGTTTGCCTACCTCGCCCCCTTCCGCGAGCAAGCCAAGAAAGTCGCGTGGAACTACCTCAAAGAGCTTACCAAGCCGCTCCAAGCCAAGCCCCCGAACGAAAGCGAATTAAAGATTACGATCAAAAACGGCTTCGGCAACGAATCCACGATTTACGTTGGCGGAGCAGATCTGCCCGATAATTATCGAGGCATGTATTTCGACGGAGTCGTTTTGGACGAAGTGGGCCACATACGCCCAAGCGCATGGTATTCAGTCCTACGCCCCGCGCTTTCAGACAGAAGAGGCTGGGCGATATTCGCCGGTACGCCTAGTGGCAAGAACTTCTTCTGGCAGATGCGCGAAGAGGCGCGACTAAACCCTGACACGCACATGATGATGGAGCTACCCGCGTCAAAGACTGACATTCTGCACCCTGACGAGCTAAGAGACGCCCGCGCCCAGATGACGGAAGAGACCTACCTCACGGAGTATGAAATATCATTCGACGCCGCCATCCCCGGCGCGTATTTCGCCAAGCAGATCGGGCAGGCATACGAGGACAAACGAGTAGGCAGCTTCCCCACAGACCAAGAGTTCACGACAGACCTGGTCGCTGACCTTGGGTTTACCGACAGTTGCTCATGGTGGGGTTGGCAGACAACGCCAGACGGCTACAAAATCACTGACTTCTATGAGAACGATAACCAACCCATATCCCACTACATCGACTGGATTAAGTCGCGCCCCTACAAGGTAGGCACTGTATGGCTACCCCATGACGCAAAAGCAAAGTCACTTCAGACCGGCAAGTCAATCATCGAGCAGTTCCTAAAAGCTGGCATAACCCCGCGAATAGTAACGGAATTGTCGCTGCAAGACGGCATCGAGTCAGCCCGCCTGATTCTGCCCAAGTGCTACTTTGATGAAACCGGCACTTATGACGGTGTTGAGCATCTTAGAGCTTACATGCGCGAGTGGGATGAGCGCACTCAGACTTACCGCAGCCGCCCAAAGCACGACCAGCACAGCCACGCCTCGGATGCGTTCAGATATTTGGCTATTGCGGCACAGCCCACAACGAAACAAGCTGCAACGGGCGTAAAAAAGATTAAATTGGCAATCGAAGGTGCAAACTACACTTTTGCCCTTGACGATATTTGGGACTGTCAGAACACACAGGGTGGGCGGTTAGGCTAATGGAAAATCAAAACAAGATTGAGTCGAACAGCGACTTTGCCAACACGCCCGCTGGCATGGCCCAACGCTGGGATACCGAAATTACGGCATCCAAGAAAGAGCTAAAGAAGTGGCACGACGACGCCATCAAGATTACGAGGCGATACCTAGACCGGCGCGATGACTTTGGACGCGACGAAAGCCGCGTAAACCTATTCTGGTCCTCCATGAAGGTCTTACTCAGCCTTCTTTACGCCCGCCCGCCAAAAGCCTCAGTAGCGCGATCATTCTTGGACGCAGACGACGACCAGGCCCGTGTTGCCGGCGTTATCATGCAGCGCCTACTCAACAGATCGTTTGATGACAACATTTCAAACTGGGACAGTTCAATACGTCAGGGCATCGAGGACTGGCTGATCGTCGGCATGGGCCAATGCTGGCTCAGATACGAGGTTGAGACAGTAGAAGAACCCATGCCCCCAACCATCGACCCCATGACCGGCATGGAAATGGACACGGGCGAGACATTCGAGCGCATTACCAACGAGGATGCGCCGCTTGATTACATCTACTGGCAGGATTTCTTCTATTCGCCCGCTAGAACATGGGACGAAGTCAGGTGGGTAGCGCGGCGTGTAGCTATGACCCGCGACCAGCTTATTGCCCGCTTTGGCGAAGAGATCGGCAAGACCGTTGCGCTGGGTACGCAGTCTGGCACCTCGGATATGCGCCTAAACAACGAAGCCCCCAAGTATGACCCCTGGTCTAAAGCTGAAGTATTCGAGATCTGGGATAAGACCAGCAAAATGGTCTACTGGATGGCAAAAGGCTCTGATGTCATCCTCGACTACAAGGAAGACCCGCTGCAACTGGATGGGTTCTTCCCTTGCCCTAAGCCCCTGGCGGCAAACCTTACCTCGAGCAACTTCCTCCCGCGCCCCGATTACATCTTCGCGCAGGATCAGTTCAACGAGCTTGATGAGATCAACACCCGCATCACCTGGCTGACCCGCGCAGCCAAGGTTGTGGGCGTCTACGACAGAAACGCCGAGGGCATCCAGCGTATGTTCTCACAAGCCGCAGAGAACCAACTGATCCCGGTGGACAACTGGGCTATGTTCTCTGAGGCCGGCGGCGTTAAAGGCAAAGTGGACTGGGTGCCGATTGAGCAAGTGGTCAACGCCATCGACCATCTGCGCCAATACCGCGCCGACAAGACGCAGCAGATCTACGAGGTCTTAGGCATCTCCGACATTATGCGCGGCTCATCGAAGGCGTCAGAAACCGCCACCGCGCAGCAGATCAAGGCTCAGTTTGGCTCAACCCGCATCCAGCTAAATCAGTTCTACATTGCCGAATGGATTACCAACCTACTGCGTATTAAAGCTGAGATTATCTCAAAGCATTTTCAGCCTGAGACCATTGCCACGCGCTCAAACATCATGCGCACGGCTGATGCTCAGTATGCTGAGCAGGCTATTCAGCTCATCAAAGACGAGAACCTGGCTGAGTACCGTGTAAACGTCGAAGCCGACAGCATGGCTGCGATGGATTGGTCTGCCGAGCGCGACAGTGCCACGCAGTTCTTGTCTGGCCTGGGCGCCTTTGTCAGCCAGGTGGCGCCGTTAGGTCAGATGATGCCGCAGGCGGTGCCTTATATGCTGAAACTGCTGCAATGGTCTGTCAGCAAGTTCCGCGTCTCGACTGACATTGAGGGCGTCCTCGATCAGGCCATTGCACAGATGCAGCAGGCCGGTATGCAACCGCCCCAGCCCAACCCCATGCAGATTGCCGAGGTCGAGAACAAGAAGGCCCAGGCTGCAGAGCGTCAGGCTAACGCGCAAGGCACTAACGTCGATACGCAGGGCAAGGTGCTGCAGATGAACGCGATGATGCGCCAGTCCATGCAGCCCAACCCCGGTCTTCCCCCAATCACAGGACAATAGTCATGCAAGCCAAGATGCAGATTTACGCTGAAATCCTGCGCCAGATCGGGCGTATGCCCAACGACTACAAAGAACCCGACATGGAAGACATGGGCGAGATGGAAGAGCCAGAGGGCGACGAGCCAGAAGCTAAAGAATACGAAAGTCCCAAGCCCAGCCCCAAGGGCGAGAAGAAAGAAAGATAGGACCATGCCGCGCTACAAATACGACGAAAAGACCAAAAAGGTCATAGAGATCACCACGGAATATCAGGCAAAACGCAAGAACTCAGACCGCGCACTCTGGAACGATGCGCACTACGACGGCGCCAGAACGACTGACGGCAAAGACATCGGCAGTCGCAAGAAGCACCGCCAATACATGAAAGACAACAACCTTACGACCAGCGACGACTACACGAACGAATGGAAAGCCGCAGCAAAAGAACGAGAACACTACAAAGCAAACGGCGGCACAGTCACAAAAGATGACATTCGCAGAGCCATCCACCAGCTAGAAAGTCAAAACAATGGAAAATGAACCATCTATCCGCGAGTCAATTGAAGCTGCGATGCCAGAGGAAGATGATGCCGTCGAGACGGTAGTAGACAATACGCCGGCGCCAGAACCCGCTGAGAAAGAAGAAACGCAGCCAGAGCGCCCGCAATTACGCTCTACCGAAGCCAAGCCCACCGAAGCCAAGTCACCCGAAGACAAGCCTACAGAGGCCAAGTCTGACGGCATACAAGCTGGGCCTAAGTCTTCCCCCAAGGCCGACAGCCGCGCCCCGGCCTCCTGGCACCCCGAGACACGCGAACATTGGGCTGCGCTGCCAGAAGCGGTTCGCACAGAGGTAGCCCGCCGCGAACGCGAAGTGCAGACCACGCTGAAAGAGACTGCCGAGGCGCGTAAATACGCAGAGCAGATCGAGCGCACAATCGCGCCCTATCAGATGTTCATCAAGGCCGAGAACTCCAACCCGCTACAGGCGATTGATAACCTGATGTCCACCGCCGCTCGTTTAAGGACGGGTTCTTCGCAGGATATCGCGCAACTGGTGTCTGGCCTGGTTAAGCAGTTTGGCGTTGGGCGCTTTGGACAGAGCTTCATCGAGCAGCTAGACAGCGCCCTGGTGGGCGAGATCCCCCGCGTGGACGCGCAGCAGCAGCAGCTACAACAAGCCATGCAACAGCAACTGGCTCCGATTCAGCAGTTTATGAGCCAGCACCAGAACGCACAGGCGCAAGCACAGCAGAATGTGACCCGGCAAGCCGAGGGAGAAGTCCTTGATTTTATGGAGAAAGCTGAGTTTGCCGAGGATGTGCGCGAGGATATGGCTGATTTGATGGAAATGGCACAGCGCCGGGGCCGCGATCTGTCGCTGGGTGACGCCTACCGTCAGGCTTGCGCCGGCAATGAGCGCGTCAGGTCAGTCCTGGTTGGACGCCAGAAGTCACAAGGCGCTCAGAAGCTCACAGGCGCGGCACAGCGGGCCAGGTCAGCGGCTGTGAGTGTCAGTGGCGCACCGGCTATGGGAGCGCCCCAGCAGGGCGCTGTAGACGTTAGAAGTGCTATTGAAGCGGCTATTGCGAGCCATAGTCGTTGATGTTAAGTGTGTTATAATAGCTTACGGCACTTTTGAGGTTGTTTCTGGGTAAAGCTGGACGTTTGCTAAACGCTGCATCATCCCTTGCGGAACGCCGCGTTAAGTAAACACCACCAGCCAAGTCTGTTAACGATTAAAACTGTGTCGTAAGAACGTGCAGCGAATAACGCCACGGAGAGCCAAGGCTCCCACCGTTGTACCGTCGCGGTCACTGTGCCATCGGGCCTAGCCCGAACATGAGGCGACCACATTAGTTCCGCTGCAAGGAACGAACGTGTGTCACGCGGAACAAGCATGTTCCGTGAACCCTTACCTCATGGAGAATTCAAATGGCTTTCCCGAATACCACTGACATTGTGGCAACCACGATTCAGTCGCGCAGTCGCGCTATTGCCGACAACGTGACCAAGAACAATGCCCTGCTTGCCAAGCTCAATATGCGCGGCAACATCAAGCCGATCTCGGGTGGTAACACCATCCTGCAAGAACTGAGCTACGCGCAGAACGCCAACGGCGGGTTCTACAGCGGCTATGACTTGCTGCCCGTCGCGGCGGCTGATGTCATCAGCGCGGCTGAGTTCAACATTAAGCAGCTTGCTTGCCCTGTCGTGATTTCTGGCCTCGAAATGCTCCAGAACAGCGGCAAAGAAGCGTTCATCGACTTGCTCGAAGGCCGCATCAACGTAGCCGAAAGCACGATGTCGAACCTCCTGGCGCAGTCGATCTACTCTGACGGCACCGGCACTGGCGGTAAGGAAGTCACCGGCTTGAACGCCGCTGTGCCTTCTGACCCGACCACTGGCACCTACGGCGGCATTAACCGCGCCACTTGGGCGTTCTGGCGTTCGCAGTTGTATGACTTCAGCACCGCGTCAGTCACGCCGTCTGCGACAACCATCCAGGCCGCGATGAACTCCATGTGGTCCAGCCAGGTTCGTGGTTCTGATCGTCCTGACTTGATTGTTTCTGACAGCATCTACTGGACGTACTTCATGACCTCGCTCCAGGCCATTCAGCGTTTCACGACGCCTGAGACTGGCTCGCTTGGTTTCCCGACGATTAAATTCATGGATGCAGACGTTGTTCTGGACGGCGGCATCGGCGGCTACATCGGCTCTTCGCTGATGTTCTCGTTGAACACCAAATACATCTTCCTGCGCCCGCATAAGGACAGGAACATGGTCGCTCTCAGCCCGAACAAGCGTTACTCGGTGAACCAGGACGCGGAAGTCCAAATCCTTGGCTGGGCCGGCAACCTCACAAGCTCTGGCGCTCAGTTCCAGGGTCGCATTCAAGCCTAAGTAGCCGTGGTGGCTCACCTCGCCTTGGCGGGCTTGGTGAGTCCCATGACCGCCAAGGCATTTTTTAACTAGGAGAGATCAAAATGGCTCAAGCAACGATTGGTATTTCTGCTGCTCAGGTTGTCGCCTCTGGTGGCACACCTGATTTCCGTCTTGGCACCGTTGGCGGCTACGACAGCCCAACCAATGGTTATCAAGAGTTCGTCTATGGTCAGGCAAACGGCACGATCACTGGTGCCGGCTACGGCGTTGTCGAACTGACTGGTTTCGACTTCATCATGGCGACTGTCACGCAGACTGCTCCAGGCACTGCCGGCTACGGCACTCGCTTTGCTGCTGCCCAGGCCGCGCTTGCGGATAATGAATACGGCTGGTTCCAGATTTACGGCAAAGGAAGCATTCGCACTCTGGCTTCTGCTGCTAAAGGCACTCGCCTTAACTCGACTGCTACTGGCGGCGCTCTTGATGATGACGGCACTGCTTCTTCAGAAGCCATCACCGGCATTACCATTCTGACTGCGACTGGCGGCTCTGCCGCGACAAACGCTGACGCTGTGTTCTCGTACCCGTCAGTTGCCGAAACTCTGTAATTGCTAAAAACAGCGCGGGGCAATGTCTCCGCGCTGTTTACTACAAATAACAAAAGGACATAAAAATGAATACCGCCACAGCCACTGCCCCTACAGATTGGAATAACGTATCTGACGCCGTTGACGATAACTCCAACAGGTTCCAGAACGACGACAAGCTGCATGTACAGTTCAGCCGCCGCCCCAAGATTCAGCCCGCTGAGTCAGACATAGCTGGTCGCGCTATCTTTAAAGAAATTGACTACATCACGATCATTGTACCTGGCGACAAGGCAAGCATCGTAGAGCGTCCCGTTACATCTGGTGACGCTACGCGCTTTGCGTCCAAGTATGCAAACTGGCAAGCAAACGCTGGCGTTGTGCAGGAAGGTACGCCGATCTCTTCGCTGCCCAAGATGACGCCCAGCAAAGTTGAGGAATACAAATACTTCGCCATTCACACCGTCGAGCAGCTTGCCGCTGCGTCTGACAGCGTGGGCCAGAAGTTCTTTGGCTTCCAAGAAGACAAACGCTCTGCCAATGCTTTTTTGGAGATTGCCAAAGGCAACGCTCCGTTTGAGCGCATGAACAACGAGCTTAAAGAACGCGATGCCAAGATTGAGGAAATGCAGTCTCAGATCGAGGCGCTCAACAAGATGATGACTAAAGCCAAAATCTAAATAAAGGCTGGGTTAGATGTCTTTTCAGATTATTGAAGATGCAACGCTACTAGCGATTGTTCAAAACGTCGCTCAGATGGTGAGCTATCCAACGCCATCTGACCCAGCCGGCGATTCCGATCCTTCCGTTCAGCAGATGGTTCAAGCCGTTAATATGTCGGCTACGGAACTTCTGGGCCTGTACGATTGGCAGGAACTTACGCGCACTTACTCTATTTCTATTGCCGCCGACACTCCTGGTCAGACAGAACAAGCATTCGATCTGCCAGAAGATTTCTACGAGTGGATCGACCAGACGCAATGGAACAGCACTAACCAATGGCCCGCGATTGGCCCTATCAGCCCGCAGATGTGGCAGAACTTGTTGGTCAGGACTGTCCTACCAACGATGTCCTTCTACTGGCAGGTGCGCGACAACTCTCTCTATATCCTGGCCCCGCCGACTGAAGCGCAGACGCTGACGTTTATGTATCAGTCGCTGGCCTGGGTGATAGATCAGGACAACCCGACACTTTACAAGAACCGCGCCACTAAGAACGGCGATACTATTCTTCTGGACGCCTTCTTGGTCACGCTCTACACGCGGGCAAAATGGCTTGAGATGAAGGGTCTGGATTCAGCCGCCGCAATGCGCGATTTCCATGTGAACTTTGAGAACCGTAAAGGCCAGGAAAAAGGCTCACCTGTCTTGAACATGGTGCGCTCTTACGGCTTCCCGTACCTCAACGCGCTCTACAACACGCCTGATACGGGCTTTGGATCGTAATGCCCCTGGTTGCATTAAAACCCTACAAAAGCCCAAGGCTCTCAGCAGCAGCACAAGTCTCGATGCTGACAAGCATCCCTGCGCCCGTGGGCGGTCTAAACTTCCGCGACCCCATCAGCGAGATGCCGCCTACCGACGCGATGGTGATGGACAACTTCATCCCACAGCGCACAGGCTGCTTGCTGCGTAAGGGCTGGCAGTACAGTTGCAACGCTCTAGCCGATCCCGTCACATCCTTGTTTAGCTACAACGCTGCTGACAGCGGGGATAACAGGCTATTCGCAGCATCTGGCGGCAGCATCTGGGACGTTACGGGCGAAGATGCGGTTGAGGATCAAGCCTCAACGGGATCAACAGACGGCATCTGGAGTACGACACAGTTTGCGCTCGCCAGCGGCGAGGTTGTCTTGCTGGCTGTGTCTCCCGGCGCTGGCTATTGGGTATACGAGGCAGGTTCTGGCTGGACACAAACAGCGCCCACCAATTTGCCAACTGACTTGCTATCTGTAGCCGTCTGGAAAAACCGCGTCTGGTTTACCGAAAACAAGACCTCAACGGTCTGGTACCTCGAAGACATCGACGCGATTGACGGCATTGCTGTGGCATTTGAGATGGGTTCGCTGTTAAGGAACGGCGGCTCCGTTCGCGGCCTCATCAACTGGACGCTTGATAGCGGTTTTGGTGTTGATGATTATCTTGTCGTGGTCGGCACCGAGGGTGACATAGGCGTCTGGCAGGGAACCGATCCAACGTCTGCCGTTACGTTTGGCCTAAAGGGCGTTTGGTATGTCGGGCCGGTCCCGTCAATAGGTCTTTTCTTCACGGCATACGGCGGCGATGTGATGATCTTGTCTGAGCTTGGCCTGGTGCCAATGTCTCGCCTGGTCAATGGTCAGTTCAGCGAAATACAGCCTGGGCCATCGTCTAAGATACAGAACGTGCTGTCTCCATTGATTGTCAAATACCGCAATGATGCGTCTTGGGACGTTATCCTCGTCCCGAACTCTGATGTGTTGCTGATTAAACTACCGCCGCAGAACGGCGTTTTTGTTCAATACGCAATGAACGTAAACACCGGCTCATGGTGTTCGTTCTCAAACATTCCAATGGTCTGCACCGCGCTGCTAAACGGGCAGCTATATTTTGGCACTGATGATAATGCCATTGCCAAAGGATTGTTTGGCGAAGAGGACGGCTTATCTATTGATAACACCAGCGGTGACGCTGTGCGCGGCGACATCCAGGGCGCGTTTAATGCCTTCGAGATGCCTGGTCGCCTTAAAAAGTTTACGATGGTGCGGCCTGTCTTTATTACGCTGCAAGCACCTGGCGTAAAGCTGCGTATGAACACGCAGTACAGTTTCACCAACGTAGCCGGCTCTCCTTCATTTAGCGGAACGACTGCTTCTGAGTGGGATGTCAGCCTCTGGAACACAGCCAAATGGTCTGGCTCAAGCAATACCTACGAAAGCTGGTTTGGCGTTTCTGGCCTTGGTTATTTTGGCGCAGTGCGTATGCGCGTTAAGGGCGTAGGCGGCTCAACTACGCTGTCCTCCTACCATGTCTTGTACGAACCGGGAGGCATAATGTAATGGCGACCACTACAAGCCCAGCTATTCCAGCTAATGCCATGACGCCGGCAGCTTGGGACGCATTAAATAGCGACTACGCAACTGCGTACCAGAACGCTCTGAAGGGCGGTCAGACAGACGCTACTTGGGCCAAGTCCCCAGAGTTTCTTGGATTCCAGAACAGAACGCTGGAGGGCGTAGGCAATACTTACGACACCAGCAAACTACAGAGCGACATTGCCTCTATGTCTGGCGGGTTCGACAACCCGATCTATGGCGACAACTTTCGTAAAATTGTTGGCGCTGAACAAAACAGGCTTGGCTTCTTAAATGGGCAAAATAGCATTACAGAGCCAACCCCTATGCCATTTATGCAAAATTACTCTCAGTCATCTGATCCTGCGTACAGAAACCCACTGATTGCCGCGCTACGCACTAATTCGCCCGCGCCGGCCAGACAGGCCAGCGGCATCGAGGACATCTCTACGGGTAAGATATTCAATACGCCAGAGAATGATTATGTTTATACGCCTAGCGGCACTGGCGGCACTGGAACTACAGGCACTAGCGGCACCTTCGCCCCCAAAGCGCCTACACCTGTCACTCTCGCCCCCAAAGCGCCTGCACCTGTCACTCCCGTCCCTAAAGCACCCCCACCCAATCCTGAAAATAATTGGATAACCGACCCAGTTATTCCAGAGCCTTACGTTTCGCCTGGTCCCAAAAGCAAAACCTATCAAACCGATTGGGATTCATTGAACGCTACCTATGCAGATGATTATACAAAGTCACAAGCGGCTGGCGTAACTCCGCAAGAATGGGCCAACAGTCCAAGGTTCAAAGCGTATCAAACAGAAGTTATCAATCGAGCAGCTAACGCATTTGATACAGATAAATTGGCAAGCGACATTGCATCAATGGAGCAAGGCTTTAATGATCCAGTCTACGGAGACAACTACCGTAAGATTGTCGCAGCGGAAAAAGCGCGGCTTAATTATCTAACAAACACTCGTCAAGGAGGTCCAGGGCAAGGGCAACCAGAATATGAGCCAGATTTAAATTGATAGTTTTTGGCCCTCACGATGTGTTTGAGCGGTGGCTTTGTGAACGAATTGAATATGCGCCTACGCGGAACTTGAGATGCCTCGCTAACATCACGCCAGACTCTAAGATACTTGGCGTTGTTGGGCTTGATAACTGGAATGGCGCTTCATGCCAGCTACACGTTGCCGGTGAAGGTATTTGGTTAACGCGAGAGTTTCTGAGGTGCGTGTTTGATTATGTGTTCAATGTCGCAAAAGTTAAGGTCTTGCTTTGCATGATCGAGAGCGGAAACGAGAAGTCTCTTAGATTTACGCGGCGTGTGGGTTGGACAGAAATAGCGCGGATTGAAGGCGCACATCCTACCGGCGCTTTGATTGCCTTTGAGATGCGTCCCGAGAATTGCAAGTATTTGGAGATACCCGATGGGCAAATCTACTCCCGCTGCGCCTGATTATACTGGGGCGGCTAACTCACAGGCGGCGGCGTCAAAAGAGAATTTGATGGCGCAAAACTATGCCAACCGCCCATCTATTGAAACTCCGTTTGGTAGTCAAACTTGGCAAACTAATTCACAAGTTGACCCAACAACGGGCCAAGCTGTAACGGCTTGGACGCAGAAAAACAATGTAGCTCCAGAGCTTCAGAGTGCGCTTGACGCTCAGATTTCTTCTCAAAACCAGCGCAGTCAGCTTGCCAACAGTTTTATGAATCGTGTTGGCTCTGAGTATAGCAAGCCATTCAATTACGAAGGCTTGCCCGCAATGCAATCTGGCGGGACACCTGGCGAGATCAGGACCAATGTTGCGGATTATGCGCCTGGGCTGAACACCAGCTTTAACTTTGGCGGTGCGCCGGCTGCTCCGACTTACGACACAGGCTACCGCGACAGAGTGGCGCAGAGCCTCATGGAACGCATGATGCCAGTGCAGGATTACCAGAACCGGCAGCTTCAGACGCAGCTATCCAACCAGGGCTTCAAGCTGGGCAGCGAGGGCTACAAGCGCGGTCTGGATGAGCTTGCACAGCGCCAGGCGGCAGAGCGTTACAACGCCTATGACACTGCCGGCAACGAAGCCCAACGCATGTACGGCTCACAGATGGGCGCTCGTCAGCAGGGCATCAGCGAGGCTATGTCGCAGGGCAACTTCAACAACCAGGCGCTTGGTCAGGCCCAGGGTCTCGACATCAACGCGATGAACGCCATGAACGCGGCGCAGGGCCAACAGTTCGGGCTGAACCAGAGCTATGCCAACCAGCAGAACACGCTGCGCCAACAGGCGCTCGCAGAACAGGCACAACGTCGCGGCATGTCTCTGAACGAGATGAACGCGCTCATGTCAGGCCAGCAAGTGCAGATGCCGACGATGCCGCAGTTCAACACCGCTGGCATCTCGCAGACGCCGAATCTTATGGGCGCTATGCAGAATACTTATCAAGCCAACCTCGATGCCGCTAACGCGAAGAACGCTGGGATGAGCAACGTGTTTGGCGGGCTGACTAGCTTGGCGTCTGGCGGGTTGGCGGGCGGGTTTAAGTTTTAACCGTTAATTACGGAGCTTTGTGATGACTGAAGCAGAAATTGCCTTTCTTGCTCTACAAGAAAAAGAAAGGGCTGCGAGACAAATGGCGCAGAACAACATGTTCGGCTACACGGCTGAGATGGGGGCTTTGGAACCACAAGTAGAAGAAACTCAGAGACAGCAAGCGTATGCTGACGAACTGCGCGGTGATAGCGAGAAAATGCCTCAAGGCGAGATGGTTGGCAGAACATTTGTTGCGCCGTCTTTTACGCAATATGGAGCAAAGCTGGTCAGCGCCCTTCGAGCAGGAAACAATGCTCGCGAAGCAAAAGAGAACAGAAATTTGGATGCTAAAGACAGAAAAAGAATTCTTGGTAAATATACTGGTGCTGATGGCAGTAACGGTGGGATGTATAGCGGTTTCCCGCAAGGTTTTGATCCACGCAAGAAACGCTACCCGGAAGATGGAATGATCTAATGGCTTTCTATGACCCAAACAGCGACGCTTTTGACCCGTCAAGCTATGGGTCGCTACAGCCTAGTTACCTTCCCAAGACGCGCAAGCAAAGCGCGGGCGGGGCATTGTCTCAGAAGAACGCTGACGCTGCTTTTGAGCGATACATGGAACTTGCTGGAGCAAAAGACGATTACTCACAAGCGCAGATGGCTGCTATGCAACGCTCCAAAGAAGCCAACATGGATGACAGAATAGCTATGGCGGCTCAGTACGCTGGGCCTAAGTTCGCCGGGATGCAGGATAGCTATCTGAAAAGAGCTATGGCTGGGCGTGAACCTACGCGAGTAGGCAACGTGACGATCGGGCCTGATGGCACTGTTATCAGAGATGTCGCCGCCGACAGAATGAAACAGGCAGAGCTTCAGCTTAGGCTGGGAGAGAAGTATGCCCAGGACGCAAACCGCGACGAGCAGCGGGCTGATAGAGATTATCAGATTGGCTTAAATGAAGACGACAGAGCTTACA